CTTTAATCGGTGTAAAGTTGAATGGGTTATACATTGTAGGTGTTAATTGTAGAGGTACATACGGAGCGTATACATATCCAGTATCTAACAAAGATGAGCCTTTGTGTCCGATTAGGATTTGGTTAGCTGGGAAGTATGGATCTCTATACACTTGGTAACGACCTGCTAATGTACCAACTCTTTCAATACCCATGTTGTACTGATCTTGCTCCGGAGAAGCGTTAGATACGTGGAAGTACTCAAGGTCATCAAAGATTGCAGAAACTTCAGAAGAAACAACGATCCAGTTAGCCCCACCTCTCAATGTAGATTTGTGGATTTGTGCTGACAATTGGTTGATTGCTGTAATCAAAGTTTGATTCCAATCTTTTTGAGTGTATGATGTTGTTTGAGAAATTCTTCTCCATCCGTTGTAATCCCATCTTAGGTTCCAAGCCGCTCCTTTTCTAAGGTCTCTCAAGATTTCTCTATCGATTTCAGCCGCCACTTGCTCAGACAATAAAGCTGTTAATTCAGCCTCAGCGTCGATGTTATGGAATGCTGAAACGTCTTGTGCTAATTCAGGTGACCATTGTGCTCTTAGTTTTCTTTCTGTAACTGATACAGTAACTGACTCAAGGTCAAAAGAAACTTCACCAATTTTATCTTCAAATTCTAATTCAGCATATCTTCTAAATACTGCAGTGAATGAATTACCTGAAGGAATTGTTGCTACAGTTGCTCCTGTGTAACCATCTAATGATGTTGCATTACAATCAGCACACACTGGACAAGATAAATCAACTTCTAAGTAAATACATCCGTCAACTGAACATACGCTTTCGTAAGAACCACCATTTCCACCAGGGAATTCAGTTCTAACAACATTATAATTAGGATTAACAATCGCTTTACCGTATTGTTGAGTAACAACTCTAAATAATAGAGGAGTCGCTGATGGTATTGTACATGGTGTAGAACCGTCAGTAGTTAAACCGTCTTTTTTAATGATTTTTAAATCAGAAAGGAAAGATTCAGTGTCCATTTCAGATCCATCAGGTCCGATTAATTTACCAGTACCCACTTGGTTAAATCCACACATTTTTAATAATACTTTTCTAACACCTGTTGTAGATGCCGTATAAGTAGCACTGTTATTAGATGTAACAAGTGAACCATTAGACCATTCTAATACAGTAGTGGTTGCAGTAACTGCAGTCCAAGTACCTTTTGAATAATCAAATAACCCTGGAGGGTTTAATCCTGCTTCAGAACCTTCATAAAATAAATCATAAAGATTTTTAGCGTATTCATTACCATCATCATAACCTGAAGAAGTGTCACTTGATGAATTTGGTGCACCAATTGGTTGGAAGTGATTTCCACCATTTGCGGTACCACCATTGTAACCTTGGATTTTAGGTACGAAGTAGAACAATTTACCGATTGGTAAGTTCATTGCTTGTACAGATACTAAATCATTTGCTAACAATTTAGAGAATACTCTTCTAACGATAGGAAATACTACAGTTTCAAATGAACCTGAACTATCAGTAGATGCCGCTTCGTTAATTAGGTGAGACGCTTGGTTTTCATATAACTGTGCCATGTTCTCTTTGATGTGTCCTTTAAGACCTTCTAGGAATCCTAATCTATCCCATTTGTTAATTGTATCTTCTTTGATAACTTTCAAGTGCTTAAGACCGATGTTACCAACAAGACCTGATTCTAATAATGCTCCCATTTTTATTTTTTTTAATTAGAGTTTATTTTTTTATTATTTTGTATATAAATATACAGATTTTTAAAAAAGTTTATTTTTTATTTAATTTTTGCCATCAAATCCTTCATTCTCATGAACTGAGGATTCTCATAAGTTTTACTTTCGATTAGATTTGTTGCTGATCCTGTTTGTGGAGTTTTAACCACCCTTTCAGTGATTGATTCTTTAACAACAGTCGCAGATCCATTACCATCTAATTCGTTTTTAATTGTTTTGTAGAGATTTTTAGACTCCTTCAAAGATTCAACATTATCAAATCTTCTAAGAATATTTATTTTCTCTTGTTTTGTTGTTGAGTTTTCGGTAAACAATCTTGTTGAGTAAGCCAAATTTGAATTAAATACTGCAACTTCATTCAATTTATTTCTAAAGAAATCTAATGCTTTTTTGTATTCTTCATTTTTTTCTCTTAATACGTTTAATTCTCTATTTACAGATTCTTTTTGAACTCCGTTTTTACCATAAACGTAATCTCTATTTGGTGTTATACCTTTTCTTAGCCCTCTTCCATACTTAGAACCGTTGCCGTATGTTCTGGCAGCTTCAGATTTTTCAGCGGTCTCTTCACCATCTTCAGGTGACATCAACTCTTCATCCATTTCTTCTTTCCACTCTTCATCCATTTCTTCTTTATCGAATGCGGTTTCAGCAACGCCTCTTTTTAATTTTGAAGGGTACTTAAATTTCATTTTTCCAACGCGACCTTTAGGTTTGAAAGTTTCGTACATTTTAGTGGGATGGTTATTGTCATCTTCTTGTTCGTACATTTCAGGATCACCGTACTCATCACCATCTTCATCTTGTTCATACATTTCAGGATCACCGTACTCATCACCATCTTCATCTTGTTCATACATTTCAGGATCACCGTACTCATCACCATCTTCCCATCCTTCATAAACCCCTTCGTCTTCTTTTTCAAAATCCTCAAGTTCGTTCATGTTAAGTTCGTAGAAAACATCATCACTTTCTTTTTCACCTTCAAAACCATAATCACCTTCATCATGACCTTCATAGTCTGAGTAGGTTTCTTTGTCTTCAAAATGTAATTCATAAAGAATCTCTTCATTTAATCTTGATTTCATTTTTCTTCTTATTTTGCTCTCCTCTAACTGAACCATGTAATCTTTGTTTGTTTCGTTATCGGTTATGTGTAAAAACTTACCGTCTTTTTTAACAATGATCCCATCTTCATCACCCATAGCCTTAAATACTTTAAGTACGTCAGACATTGGCGATTGAGTCATGTCCAATGGAGGCATTTCTTCATTATCAACAGCCGGTTCTGTTTCATCATCCATGTCCATTTCTGTTTCATCATCCATGTCCATTTCTGTTTCATCATCCATTTCTGTATCATATTCCATTTCGTCTTCACTTCCTTCTAATTCGTCGTCTTCAACCCCTGGGGTATCCATACCTTCTTCTTCTTCGTGTAAAGACCTTTTAGATTTTTTTGAACCACCTAGTGATTCCCTTACTAATTCACTGATTTCTTCCTTCATTGTAGAAGCAAGTATTCCTTTTGCGTTTTCGCTGATAGCATCTTCAACCGCCTTTATTTGTAATAAGGTGTTTTCTACTATCGATTTTTCATTTCCTGTCATTTCTAAAAAGCAATGCGTTATAGGTTTATTTTTCAAATAAATATACTGGAAATGAAAAAAAGTTAGTTTTTTTATTAAATGAACAAAAATAAAAAAAGGGAATACTAAAAAGTACCCCCTTTTTTAAATGAAAAAAATGATTTATTTTATTCTATAACCTCATCAATTTTACTTTCAACAATAGCTGTTATCCTCCAATCCATTGTATAAGTTTCATACGCCTTAGTAACTTTCGCCTCAACGTCTGTTGGTGAAAAGGCTTTAACTAATTTTTCTTCTTTCATTTTTTTTACTTTTCCGCTGTTTTCGTCAACCATATCAGTTGTTACTCTTGCTACAAAATATTTTTCATCCATGTCTTAATAATTTTATTTATCCAAATAATCGGATAATCTTTTCATTAAGTCAATAGATTTGTTCAAAGAAGTGGATGTTGAATGAACATTCTCATGTTCTGTAAGTTTTTCTTCATATTTTGGTCTGTCATCTTTATTTAAGTAAAGATATGCCCCTGGTGTTGACGGTGAAGAAACTAAATCAAAACATATAAGTTCAAAATCTTCTTGAACTTCATTTTGTTCACCTTTTTTAACTAAGGAACCAACACCACGAGAAGAAACACCCATAGTGACTCCTTGTCTCATCATGTTCGCAGCTATATCACCTTTAGATGAAACAATACCTCTTTCGTGAAATCCAGGTGTTGTTAATAACTTAATTTTACCCATTAATACATTATCTTCCCACCATACTTCAGTAATTAAATGAGCGACCCTATCTAAATCTATAAGTGAAGACTCAGGGTGATTAAGTTCAGAAATAGACATACCTTTATTAATCATGTCTTTGTATCTTTCAGCCTCTCTTTTTAATATTTTTTCAGGATATATTCTACCATTACGGTTTGGTACTCCATATTTTTGTAAGGTTGCGTAAAAAACAAAAGGTTTAGAATGATCTAATTGACCATACGATTCTTTTAATACTTGGCTATTTCTATATTCGTTCGGGTTTATAATCCCCGCATCATACTCCAAAAGAATTCCTTTACCCGTGTCACTTGGTCCTAATATTTTCATAATGTTTTTATGATAAATATTATATTAATTCGGTTTCTTTAGTTTTTGTTTTACTTAATGTAAAATACTTAGAATTTTTTAAGTCATCAAAATAAATTGAATTTATGATTTTTTTTATTTTAGACCTCAACATAATTGATTTAAAATCTGTAGTTTTGTCGTGAACAAAAAGAGTTATTTCTAAATTTAAAAAACTTTTTTTATTTTTTTGTATACCACTTGTTCTTAAATCTAAATCCACAATTTGTTTTCTTTCAAAGGTGGAAGAATCAACAACTTCTAATAGAGTGTGTAGTATTTGACGTTTTATGAGACCTGTAATTTTAGTCCAATTATCTTCCTCAGATTTGGGTTCTACCCATGTTTGTAATACAATGTAAATTGATTTTAATTCTTTTGAGTCTACCGTACCATAGTGACATTTTGCATCATCAAAAACATTTAATTTTGACGTTTTTCCTTTTTTCATTTATCATGACTTTCAAGTTTATTTTTTATAAAATATAATCAAAAAATAATTCTTGTCAAAAATT